GGTATTTTTTATGAACTAAATACAGCATTTCTTAGGACCACAGAGCTCAGTTATTGCAACTGGTTCACGAAGCCTAAAGAACATATAGAACCCAAGGATTCAGGCCCTTGGGTTTATTTTTATTTTTTGATAATTATTCTAGATTTTAACCATTTGATTCGAAATTAAACTAGTTGGTGCCCGAAAAAGTGCCCGAGTAACATAGATGTGACAAAAGGTGCCCTAACAAAGGTCACCTTTTAAAAATACTATCTATGGAATCTGAAGCAAGTTTGTCAGATTCTTTTAACTCATGACTGTAGATCTTTCTTAAAGTATTTGTATTGGCATGACCAAGACGATCAGAGATAGTTCTTTCTGGTACTGTGGGATCATGAATTAATAAAGTAGCCATCGTGTGTCTCAGCCCATGTAACGTTATCTTAGGTAATTCATTTCTTTTAATGAACTTCGTAAACCATTTGGATAAACTATCAGGAAAGCATTCTCTCCCAAAATCATCAACTAATAAATAGCCTGAATCACTCCATTTATCCCCTAAAAGTTCTTCTTGTACTTCAGAATGGGATTTATATGCAATTAATTGATCTCTTAAGACTGAAGGAATTGAGACTGTTCTAAATGAGTCTACCGTTTTAGGAGTATCAATAATAATGCCTATTTTCGATATGTACTTTCTAGTTCGTCTAACATGAATTAAATTATTTGTAAGATCAATATCATTCCACATTAAACCTGAAATCTCAGCAAGTCTTAAACCAGTCATTAATGCAATGTAGCATCCCGTTGCCCATTTAATTTCAAAATCCTCAACAACATCCAAAGCATCCATAAGATTTGATACCTGGTCCACATTGTAAAAATTAGGTGCAGGCTTAGCCCTTTTAGGTTTTGGTATTCTATCTATAGGATTATCCAGGATATACTGCCATCTAACTGCATCTGTAAAGATTTTGTGGAGTATACTGTGGATATGTGTGATTGTAGTAGGAGATAGAAGATCACCTTTTTCATTCTTAGGTGTTTTTCTTATCTTACTGTACATATTCAATATAGTAGTTGGATTAATTTTCTCAAGCTTTAACTTTCCTATATGAGGAAGTATATACTTATTAATTAGATCTTTGTAAGTTCTTGCTGATTTAGCTTTAAGTTCAACATTACCATAATCTCTAAACCATATTTGAGCAAACTGTGAGAACGATAGATTAGATTGCTTAACCGATCCCATCTCCATTACTAATTGATTTTCTAATTTGATTGCAGCAGTCTCTGCATCTTTTCTGGTACCATAGAAAACAACTTTCTTTCGCTTGCGTATGCCATCTACTGTCTTTGATGCAATAATATTATATTTTTGTCTATCTAATTTCTTAACTTGTGCCATGAATTCACCTCACTTCATATTATTATTTCCGTCCATATAAAGCTTTAGCTTTTGATTCGATATTCGCATCAAGGAAACGAGTAATGTAAATTGAGGGCAAATTTGAGAGACATAAATAGTATTTTTCACATACTTCATAGTACTCTTGTTTAGATGCCATATGCTGCAATTTTTTCATGAGGAACTCCTCTGGTACCTGGAAATGATCAATAAGATCTTGTAGAATAGCATACTTATGATCTGCAAGGTAATCTAATAATTCATCATCAGGAATAACATGATTAGTTGCCCAGCGCAGAGCTTTTTCTTCTTCTTTATCAATTCTACATCTTCTCTGATATGTATCATTTACTTTAGGTGTTGGATCATCAATCATAGTATAGTAATGACCAAGCTCTTCAGCTAAGACAGTTTTGTGAAGTTCCTGATCATCAATGAGCTTTGCATCTAAGAGGATATAATACTCATCTCCATCCTTTACGCACATTCCATTTGCTTTGTTGTTTAGGTCTACATAGTCATGTGATATTTCTTCTTCTTTTAGTTTGTTTGTAAGTGTATTTATTGTTTCCATAAACCTCCCAAGAACGTATGTTCGTTATAATAATATCATACATACAATTTTGGAACAATAAAAAAAATGTCAAATCAATGACATTTTTTTATTGTTCTTCTTTGAAGTAGTTTATAAAGGCAGAACAAGACATTAAAATATACTATCTCCTACAAAACTAAATCGTAAAATACACTTTCTGGAATGATCATTAAATCCTGACCATTTATAATTAGATTTTCTGCTTTTTTCTGTTTTGAACTTTTACCATCTTTTATACTTGCACAATAGTCATTATTGCCAAGAATAAGATAGTTGGTTTTTTTTGTTACGTTATTACCAATCAAACCACCTAAATCTACAACTAATTGCATAGCATCTTTTCTTGGCATTTTATCAAGTTTACCAGTAAAAACGCAAGTGCGTCCATATAAGATATGAGTTTCGTCAAACTCCATATTATTAGTTGTAATCGAGCTAATATCGAACTTGTAATTACTATTAACTTTCTTAAATATTTCATCTGTGGTTAAGTTTTCGTTAATCATGTATTCTTGCAAAGCTTTTAGGCAAGCAAATGTTATGTGGCAGTCTTTTAAAGCACGATGATTTCCTAACGTTTCAATTTCATAATAACTAGCGATTGTAGAAAGCTTGTGATTCTCTAAATCTTTATTTATTCTTCTAGAGAATCGAAGAAGATCTATAAAGTTGTTTTCAAGTTTGATGTTATTATGTCGAAGATTATCATATAAAAAGTTAATATCAAAATTGACATTGTGTCCAACTAAAGTATGATCTTTAATAAACTCCATGAATGTATTAGTGATTTCATTGAACTGAGGCTTGTTGAGCAACATCTCATTAGTTATACCAGTAAGATCAGTTATAAAGTCATCAACTTTATATTCTGGTTTGATAAGTTGTTGATATTCTCTAATGATTTTATTATCTTTTATATGCAAAGCCCCAATTTCTATAATTTCATCCCACTGGGGCATTAATCCTGTAGTCTCAATATCAATCACAATATACTCATCAACAAAATGAGTTAAACTTTTTCCTTTGAATTCACGAATTTCTTTCATATTACATCCTTCCATTAATCACATATTAATTACATAGATTACCATTTTGTTGTGAAATAGAAACACTGCAATCTCTGCAGTGCTATTTTTGATTTTTTTTCTTCAGATTCTCAATTAGACCTTTTATCATTTTAATATCATCATCATTTAAACCATCTGTTGATAAGGTATTCATAGCTATTTTAATTTCAGAATCTTTTCTATGTTCACTTCTTCCTAATAAGTAATCTAAAGATACATCAAAGTATTCCGCCATTCGAGTAAGCATATCTGCCTCAGGCATCTGAGTGCCTTTTTCATATCTAGATATAGAACTTTTATTCAAAAAGAATACATCTGCAAATTGTTCTTGTGTTAATTTTTTTTCTTTTCTAAGTTCTTTTACTCTTTGTTGAAAATTAGCCATTTTTACCTCCAAATTAATTATACTATTAGTTGCAGTATAAACAACAAAAGTTGCAACTAAAGAAACTTTTTTTATTAAATCTATTGACGAAAGTAAATAATTTGATATACTTGTATCATAAGTTGCGCCAAATGCAACAGGAAGGAGGTATAATGAAATCTAACGAATTGAAATCAAAGCGCATAAAATTCGGTTATACTCAGACTGATGTTGGACAAGCTCTGTCAATTTCTAAATCTTCTTATAGTAAAAAAGAAAATGGAGTTCAAAATTTCTCGATTGCTGAAATAAAGCTTTTAAGGAAGATTCTAGAGATAAACGACTTAGAGTTAGTTGATATTTTTTTTAATGACTCAGTTGCGTTTGATGCAACATTTATGCCGTAATTATAAGTTTATTATGTGAATAATAAGCATAGTAATTATTTGAAAACTGAATATCTAAGGGAGGATTATGAATTGATACAAGAAATTTTGAAACAAACTAGGTTAGCAGCTGGTATGACTCAAAGAGCATTGGCTAATGAAGTAAATGTTGCTCAATGTAGAATATCATCTTATGAAAATGGTGAAGATATACCTATTGATATTGCAGTTAAGATATCTAGAGTACTTAAGTCACCTAGATTGAGGCAGGCAATATCCTGTGCTGAAAAAGATCAGATAATTAGTATACCAATTCTCAATAATGTGAATGATGATCCAGCAGTAATTCTAGATTCACTGGTTGAAGAAGCTGGTGAGATGATTGAGTCAAGTATGAAGCTAAAGAAGATTATTCGAAATAGGAATACTCTTGATGATTTAACAGAAGTAGAACTAGAAAATGTAATGGCTTTTGAAGAACAGATAGCTGATATTATTCCAGCAGTACAATTGCATTTCATTAGAATGGCTGAAATCTTTGGTTTAGATATAAGCCGTATTGAAAAAAGAATGATTATGAAGTTAAAGAAAAAGAAGTATTTAGTTTAGGAGGTTTCGATGGAAGCAGCAGTAAAGAAAGTACGAAAGATTCCTACTAAGGCTGAAATCATGAGTAGACATCGAGTATCGACAATAGATGTTGAAGAAGCAGCAGCTTACTTAGGAATATCTATTTCTACATTGAGAAAGTATTACTCAGATGGTGTTTTACCATTCATAAGAGTAAGAAAGGGTGGAAGAATATTATTCAGAACAAAATCACTTGATCAGTGGATGGATAAGATGGAAGAAGATTCATATAGAACATTTTATGATATACCAGCGGATGTAGACTATATAGAATAGGGGGTTAATATGTTTAGAGTTATTGAGCATTTAGATCTTGTTAAAGGTGATTTAAGAGATAATATTTTGGACAAGACAGTTGAAAATGCACATTTAGAAGAGATGATTCTTGAGTGTGAAGATCATTTGGAAGTAAAAAAAATAAAAAGGAGTTTTGCATCAAATAATGATGTTATTAATGATTCTAAAGCTGCATTGAAAGAAGTAGATGAGGCTATAGAGATATTAAAAGTTTGTTCAGAAGATAAAAAAAAGACCCTAGCCTGGCAGCAATGAGTCAATTTCTAATACAGCCATTATATCAGAGTATGGTGGCCATATCAAGGAGGTAACATGGAGAATCCTAATCTAATTCAGATTGTTGGATATAAAGACAAAGAGAGGCGTTCAATCGTTAAGGTAGTAATAGCAACATTTATTGCTCTGATTACATATGTCTTAACAACTCCTTTCATATAGGTGGGAGCTTATGCTCCTGCCAATTTAAACGGGGTGCTGATGAACTATATAAACGAAATTAATGGATTTAGAAAATATTTAACAACAGATCCTTTAGCAGCAAATGCTCAATCACTTTGGTACTTATTGATGCATATTAATAACACTTGTGGTTGGATAGAATGGTTTAAAGTTTCTAATTCTAGACTTGCAAATGAACTTTGTGTAAGTGATAAAACTATAAGAAATTTAAGAACTGTTTTAGTAGAAAGAGGGATTATTTTATACCAATCCCAACAGAGAAAAAAGAATTCAGGACTCTATAAAATGGTTAGCTTTAGTCATATTTTAGATCATGAATCTACTAAAACTGCGGTAATGATTACCGCAGAATCGGAAAACGAGAACAAAACTGCGGTAATGGTTACCGCAGAATCGGAAAACGAGAACAAAACTGCGGTAATAGATTCCCCAGTTTCAGAAACTGCGGTAAAATCTGCGGTAATAGATTCCCCAGAATTGCAAACTGCGGTAACAGTTACCGCAGAATCAGCAAAAAATCAAAAAACTGCGGTAACAGTTACCGACATAAATAAACATTATTATTGTTCTAATAATATAACAACAATAACAAGGGATGATGATTTTAAAAACCTGATTAGTTTTTACTCAAAAAATATTAGACCAATAACACCATATGAAGGTGAAGAATTAAAATCGTGGTTAGAACATTTTCCAACAGACGTGATTTTACATGCACTAAAAACTGCTGTAGAAAATGGAGCTGGAAATATTAAATACATCAATGGTATTTTGAGAAACTGGTTGAATAAGAATTTGTTAACCATGGATGCTGTTAATGCAGATCAAAGAAATTTTGAAGAATCAAAGCAAAAAGTAACTCAGTCAAAAGTTGTTGATATGAAGTCTAAAAACAAGTTTCATGCTTTTGATCAACGAGAGAGCAATATGACTAATGATGAGTTAGAACGTAAATTAGGGATTAGAAAGTGAGGTAATTATGAATCGACAAATTTTAGATTGGTTACAAAGAAATCCACAATGGGTTCTCAGATCAGAGTTTGTGAAAGGGATGATTGACTATAAGTTGTCGATGAAAGCACTCAATAATTGCCAAAGAGCTTTTATAACTCTTGATGGAGAGTTTTATGGATCTCTTAAAGACGTTCCTACTTTTGTTGGTGTAAGTGAGGTTATAAGGCTAGATAGTATTTTTACTGACAAAGAATTAAAACGGATGGAAGAAGAGTTATCTCAGTTTGAAAGTCCTGATTTAATTAGGGAACTGAAAAGGACTAGAGAAGTTGCAATATCAAAGACCATGAGCTTTATTAAAGTGTGTGATATGCGTCTTAAAGAGATTGAAAACTAAAAATAAGGATGGGTAATGAGTAAATTAATAACAAATAAACAGCAGAAAATACTTGAATGTATTAAAGATCATATTAAGGTCAAAGGATTTCCACCTAGTATTAGAGAAATTGGAAAACTGACCAGTATTAGTTCAACATCTACTGTTTCAGGGCATCTGAACAGATTAGAGAAAAAGGGTTACATCAAGAGAGAACAATCGAAACCAAGGGCTATTCAAGTATTGAATAGAGATGAGTTTGTAACTGAATATAGAGAAATGGAGAACAAATGAACCAAGTGAATTTAATAGGCCGGTTAACGAGAGATCCTGAACTTAGATATATTGCATCTTCAGGTATGCCAGTGTGTAGACTTGCCCTTGCAGTAAACAGAGAGTTTAAAAGAGAAGGTCAGCCTGATGCAGATTTTATTATTATTAAGTGTTTTAGTAAGACAGCAGAGAATGTAGCGAATTATCTTAAAAAGGGATTATTAGTAGCTATAACAGGTAGGTTGCAGAATAACAATTATGAGGATAAGAACGGTGTAAAACATTATGGTATGGAAGTTATAGCATCAAGAGTTCAATTTCTTGAATGGAAAGAGAAAGGACCGAGTAATCAACATAATACACAGGGATATCAACAGAAAAATCAAAATCAAGTGAATAGTCAGCAAACTTACCAACAAGATATGAATGGTTTCCAAGCTATTGCAAATGATGATGATATTCCGTTTTAGGAGGATATGATGGCAGTTATATATAATTATGAGTTTGTAAAAGAGAAGATAAATAGTGAGCTGAAAGAAGCGTCAAAGAGTAGTGATAAGAAAATAAGAGCTATAGCGAAACCAGTATCAGAAAGATTGATCTTGTTTTCTAAGAATAAGACTTTTGGTTTAGTAATCCAAGCTAGTGAAAAGACCTTATCAGATTGTTGTAAGGAGATTCTAAAAGATGTAGGTGGCTCTATATCTGATATTGAAGTGTTTAGAAGAGCAGCAAAGTTTTATTTTCCAACAGCTGAGGTTGAGTTTACGATGGATATTAAGTTGTCTGATGAAGAATTAAAATCAGATAATCAAAAAATTAGTATATCATTTGATGATTTATTTTAGAGAATGGAGGAAGTATGAGTAAAATCGAAGTTCAAAGAGATGCAGGTATGATTGCATATGAGATAAACATTATTAAAGACCAGGCTAACAAATTCCTGCTTCAAAGTTCCATAGAAATTGGTAGAAGACTAAAAGAAGCTAAGGAGATGGTTGGTCATGGGAACTGGTCAAAATGGTTAAAAGATGAAGTTGATTATTCTCAAAGAACAGCTTCAAATTTGATAAAAATAAATGATGAATATGGTCCGCAGCTACTAGAAAATTCAAATTCGCAATCAATTGCCAATTTGGGTTACACACAAGCAGTTGCACTGCTTAAGCTAGATATGGAATCTAGAGAAAATTTCTTGATTGTTCATGATGTAGATGATATGACTATAAAGGAAATTAACTCAGAGGTTAAGAAGCAAAACGATATTAAAGAATCGAAAGAAGAGCTCCTTAAGCAGATTGAAGATCTTAAAGGTAGCAATTCTAATCTAGAGAATAAACTTGATGCTAAAGCTAAAGACATTGAATCAAAAGAGTCTGATATCAAGAAGAAAATTGCTGAAATTGATGCCTTAGGTAAAAAGGTAAAAGCAATTGAGCTAGAAGAGAAAAAGTTAAAAGAGAAAATAAAAGACAGTGAAGTTCAAAACAAAAAAGTTGATTCGAAGGTTGTAGATTCTGCTACTGAAGAAGAACTAAAAGCATTGAAAGATGAAATAAAGTTAAAGAAACAAAAAATAGTTGAGCTTGAGAATGAACTTACTGTTAAGCCTAGAGAGATAGAGACAAAACAGATTGAATATATGATTCCTGAAGATGTACAAAAGGAACTAAATGATTTAAGAAATAGCAAGCAATCATCTGAAAATGCTATTAAGTTTAAGAGCACTTTTGATATGTTAATGAGTCAGTTTAACCAATTACTAAACGTGGTTGGAGATATAAAAGAAAATGAACCGAGTGAGTATGAAAAATATAAAGGTGCAGTTAATAAGCTTCTTACCAAGCTGGCAATAAGTGAGTAGGTGTTCTTATGGCAAAACGATTTAAACAACATGAGATAGATGAGGTGATGAGAGATGTCTCTGAATTACCTAAGGGTTTTACTAACTGGATTATAAGTGCACCTTTTAAGGATCGAAATTATTTGTTCTACAAATGTAAAAACAATAAGAAGTCAGGTTTATGTAGTAAGTGCGGAAACTTAATGACTCTTAAGGATAAGAAGAAACATAATGATAGTGGCAGGTGCCCAAGTTGCAAAGCTAAGGTAATCTACAAAGCAATAAATAAGGCAAAGTCATATAGAGATGATGAAATTGTTTCGATAATGCAGAAGATGCCGGAAGGTTATATAGTTAGATATCTTAAAGTAAGAAGGATATTTAAAACAGTGAATCACGACACTAGTAACTTTCCAAATTCAATATTAGAGACTTTATACAATCCATTTATTGAGAGCTATGAAGGGTCAAGAGTCTATATAAGTTTTGGTAAACGAGGCGGTACTCAGTATAGGAATTTTGAAAAAGATTGGTCATATTCGAATGGAGATTACAGGTGGGTCAATGAAAGAAGACGTGGTGGATTTAACAATACGGAACTACTCAGAGCGTCTAACCCTGTCTTTTACAAAAGAAACATTAAGCATATTTTGAAAGACTCAAAATGGAAGTATTGTGGGCTGGATCACTATAAAGGTCGATTCATGAATATCGATGATTATCTCAGTACCTATGAGGAATATCCAGCCATCGAAATGCTTAGTAAGTTGAATTATCAAACCTTGCTCAATCAAATAATCTATGGGTCATGCTATTGGGGTGGGATTGGTGGCATTTTAAAGATGAATGAAAAAAGACTTGGCCTAAGCAGTCAAGTATTTAGTAAGGCAAGAGAACTTGACTTGAATATAGAAGAAATTGAGTTTATATGTACACTCGAGGATTGTGAGAAAAATATAAGTGATGATCACATTAGATGGGCGATAAAGCATACTAACACAGAAACATTTGTACAGTTGATGAAGTGGGTTAGTCCGCAGCGAATAATCAATTATGTTGAAAAGTACACAGATGAGAAGGGTAGTAAAGACATAAATAGTAATAGTCCTTATATATACAGAGGTCATTTTACAACTATTTGGAGAGACTATCTTCAGATGTGTGAGAGTCTTGAAATTAAACTTACCAAAGATATTCATTTGTTTCCGAAAAATCTTAAAGAAAAGCATGATGAATATTCTACAATTCTTAAGGTGAAAGCTAATAAAAAGTTAGATGAAGGTATTAAAGTTCAATACGACAAATGGAATGATCTACTAAGTTATAAGAATGGATTACTTAGGATTGAAGTTGCATCTAGTCATCAGTTGATTTTAGATGAAAGCAAAGCTTTGGATCATTGCGTAGGTAGGTCAAGAGCTTATGCTACAAGAATGACAGAAGGTAAACAATTAATTCTCTTTATCAGGAAAAATGATAAACCATATTATACTGTTGAGTTGGATGTTGAAAACTTGAAGGTGCTTCAAAACCGAGGATATGATAATAAAGGAACCAATAACGAAGTTAAGAAGTTTATAAGCAAATGGAAAGTAAAAAAACTGTTAGTCCTTAGAGGTATGGAGAGTATGGCGATATAGGAAGGTGATGATGGTATTGATAAATAGAATCTTATGGAACAATGAAATGACATTAGCTATATGTTTGAACACAGAATTAGATGAAAGTGAGTTTGAAGAAGAAGCATTGAGTACACATTTAGAGTTAACAGGTGATTCTCTTGAAAAAGATGAGTATTTTGTTGCTTCTGACACGATGATAAGAAGGCTAGAACTTATATAGGAGTGGGATGAAGAAAGAAATTGAGAAACTAATTGATGCAGGATTTACAGTAGAAGAACTCATAGATGCACTTAAAGCCTTTAGAGGTGATGATCAGATTAGATGTGAAAATTGCAATAGGAGATTATGTGATTTTGAGAACGGAACTGTAGTTATCAAGTGTAGATGTGGAGAATTGAAAGAAATAATATGACAGAGAGCCCAGAGCTCCAGTGGCGTTATGCTTACTGGTGCTCTGTTTTTTGATTATGGGGGTTAAATGAAATTAAAGAAAGAATATAAAGAGAGTATCATCAGTACACTAAAGTGTTATAATTTACTATTAGCACATATTGAAGAGCTTAAAAAACAGCTAGGTGAAGTTTTTATGAATGATGGTGTCACAGCAATAGATTATGCTGGAGATGGTATAAAGACAGGTAATATCAACAAACTTGTAGAGAATACAGCTCTAAAGAATATAGATGATATTGAAGAGTTGAAGCGTCAGTTAGATATGGCAAAATCAAAACTAAACCGTTTAGATTCAGCTATCGGTTCACTCGAAATGAATGAAAGGCAGGTTGTCATATTAGGATATTTGAAAGGCTATCAGTGGCAAGAAGTAGCTCATGAAATGAATTATACTGATAGAATGATAAGAAATTTGAAGAATTCTGCTATTAGCAAACTATCTTATGTATTCTATGCAGATAGAGCATTTCAAGAAGAATCTATAAAAGTTATTTAGAATCATTTCCGGTTGATTTCCGTTATTTAGAAAAATATTATGATAATTTGATAACATGGAAGAAATAAAGCCAGTGACATTTAGTTGCTGGTATTTTTATGGAGATAAATATGGAAAAAATAGTTTTTAAAAATGACAAAGAAAAGATTGCTATGAAATTGGCAATGAGAAAAGAAGTAGTCCACGAGATTATTGAAGAATGCAAATGTCGAAGATGTCCATACTTCAATAAATATATTCGTAAACATGGAGTAAAGATTGAAAATAAGAGGAATTAATCGTCTTAAGCTATTTGAGTTAAGAAATGAGATTGATATGATCATTGAAATGACAGAGCAATTTAGGGATATAAGTGTTGCCAAAGATGATGAAACTATTCGGGCTTTATATTTGGAATTAGGAAACATAAACGATATCATTGTGGCATTAAATGCAAGTGATTTTAAGATTAAGACAAATCGGGGATTTAGAAACTATAAAGCCAGTGATATTTCATCTATTCTAGAAAGTGATGATTATACCGACTTGGGGAAAATTGCAAAAAAGTTCTATCATTACAACAAAAATAAATGTGGATGGAAGTCTCTAATCACATTAATAAAATCTATAAAAGGAGCTCAGAATGAACACTGTTGATCCAATTAGAGATTATAGAAAACTAAAAGACATTGAAGAATATTTGAAGAGAACTTCTGAAAGAAACTGGTTACTCTTCATTACTGGTACAAATACAGCTTTGAGAATATCTGATATATTGCCATTGAAGGTTAGAGATGTGAGAAATAAACAGACTCTCACTATAAAGCTTGAGAAGACTGAAAAGGTCCATACTATTCAGTTAAATAAGAAGTTGAGAAAAGCATTCAGAATGTATTGTAAGGATAAACCTCCGGATGAGTATGTCTTCAAATCGAGAATAGGTAAGAACAATCATATAAAAAGAGGACAAGCCTATAACATCATCAATGAAACTTGCCTAATGTTTGGGCTTGATAATATAGGCACTCATACTCTTAGAAAGACATATGGTTATCATTTTTATGAACTTACAAAAGATGTTGCTACACTTCAAGCTATACTTGGCCATAGGTCGCCAACTGAGACTCTTGTTTACATTGGAAAACATCAAGAGAGTGTAAATAAATCAATGGATAGCTTTGAGTTATAGCTTTTTTTTAGCCTTGTAGTGTACATAATTGCAATTGTGTCAGTAGAAAAGCGTAAGAAAAATTAAGCAAGTAATATCAATGGTTTGAGACTATCCACGAATTAGACACACTCTAGGATATGTACAATTCGAGGGAAATGGACTCTAGCCCTTATATTGCAATAGTTAGGAGTGAATTTGCCAAAGAAAATATGTCACGGTAAAAACTGCAAAAATCTTGTGCCGATGAAAGGAAAATATTGTCCTCGGTGTGTAAAAGCTGCAGCTATGGATAAACATGAAAAGAATAAACGATATGACCACAAGGTGAGAGATCCAATGTTAGTTAAGTTTTATCATTCTAGTGAATGGAATAGGATAAGAAATGCTGCATTAGTAAGAGATAATCATCTATGTCAGGAATGTTTAAAGCATAATGTCATTAAATCTGCTGAGATTGTACATCATATCATTGAGATAAAAGATGATTGGTCAAAGCGGTTACAGCTTGATAATTGTCAAAGCGTTTGCAAAAGTTGTCATAATAAATTGCATATCTAACTTCTTATGTGATATCCTATATTTGGATATTGGAGGAGAGTATGAAACTAAACAAGAGTGCAGAGTTGAGATACTTTAAATTTTATAACATTGACGAAACTGAGTATGATTCATCAGTATTTAACCTTTTCAAGAATATAAAGTTTGAAGATTTTAAGAAAATAATCACTAAGAATATTGATTTAATCAAGGCTACTAATTTTTTTGAAGAGAATCTATTCAGTGATACTTTAGAACCATTCATTAAAGCATTAGTAGATAATCATGAGAATCATGTATTCTGGACGTATGATATTGATTTAATGGGAATAACTCCTGATATGATACTTGCATTAAGTAATCAAAAGTATGTTAAAGTTAACAGTATTATTGTTGGCTATAAAGAAAAACCGTATCAAAATACTCAATATAAATGCAATGAAACATTTAAGAATGACCTTATTTCCGAACTTGTTTCTGATATGACTGATAATCATTTGAATCAAATAAAAGACTTATATTGGAATACTAATCTTATTGGAAAGACAAACCTTGTATCTGTTTCAAAAGAGGAAGATTTCAAATACTATTTGATTTGCTTTTACAGTTATTTTGAAATGTCGTTAGTACTTTCGCCATATTGTTCGTTTGATATTAAAGAAAAAATGATATATAAAAATTATAATTATAAAATTAAGGATTTAACATCTGTTAATGAACAACTGGTTAAAAATACAAAGAGATTGGAAGGGATTGTTAGCGATTTCAATAAGAACATTATTTCGATTATCTCTCTCTTGATTGCTGCATTTTCTATTATAGGACTTAATATTAATAATGTAAGCAATATGATAAGTCTTGAAGCAATTGTTGTTACTAATTTAAGTCTAGTTTATGCATTACTGTTTATCTTTTGGATAGTGGACAGAATAGTCCTTAGAAGTAAAGATGATAGAATTTCTGGAGTATTGCTTGCATTTACAATAGGCATTTCAGTAGCTGTCGTAGTTAATTTTGTAATGAAGTTTTTATAGAATTTATATTAGACAGGGGGTCTCATTAAGTTTTTGAGAGAATGTAAATGACCGCAGCCCCCGTGCAAAAATAATTTTTTTCGGTTTTAGATAAGTTAGGGGGATTTAATGGAAGTTGAACAACTTAAAGAGAGGGATTATTACTTTAAAAATACACATTCGATTTTAACTCAAAAAGGCGACGGATACTCTAATGATTACTTTGATCTAACACCAAAAATACATGTTGTAAATAAACTGTTAGCTAATAAGAAGTTTTTAGAACACCATAGAATGATTGCAATTTATGGACCATGGGGTTCAGGGAAAAGTACTTTAATTAGTACTGTGGCAAATGATATGAAAGATGACTTTAGGTTTATTTTTTTCAATGCCTGGGAGATGGAAAATGATGAAGACATAGCACTTTCTTTTTTTGAAACTGTATTACATGAATTAGCAGATGAAAGAACATTGTTTGATGATTTATTGAATCGTGCTGTTGCAGAAGGCAAATCTCTTTTATCACTTGTTAAGCATATTACTAGGAATACGAATCTTGGTATAGTAAATATTGGGAAGGTGTATGATGATGTTTCTGAAGAAACTAGTAATATGGAACATTCGAAATCTTATTTATCAACTTTAACTGCTTTTAAACTAATGTTTTCAAGTATTGTTGATAGATATTATGATAACTATGGCAAACGCATAGTAGTTGTTATCGATGATCTTGAACGATGTGAACCTGATAAAGTTTTATTTTTAACTTCAAGAGTAAAGCAGTTTTTTACTTATTCATCGAATATGACAATTATAACTAACATAGATAAAGAAGCTGTAAAAAATGCAGTTGAACTAAGATTTAGTGGAATAATTAAAGCAGAAGATTACCTAGAAAAAATTTTTGACTTTAGCCTAAAAATTCAACCTCCTACAAGATGTGATTTAATTCTAGAGGAGTTTTCTATAAGAATAATGGAAAGAAAAAACTTGAATGAAGTTTACTTGATTGAGCAAGTCACTAAAGTCCTAAATGATTTTTTGTTACGTGTTAATTATCTAAATCCACGAAGTTTAATAAAAGTTTTAAATAAGTATATGGCTATTTATGAACTGGAGATTCATAAGAATTGTTTTAACATTTATACTATGATTGTAGATTTGTTTTTCATTATATTAGATGAATCATATCCAAATGTAATGAGAAATATTATGCAATATATGCAGAATATCCTCAATTTCTTTTTGAGCAATAAAAAATATATTACTATTCAATATCAATATGGAAGCGATAATTCGACTGGAAAATCAGTTCAAATATTAAAAAAAGCTGGGGAAAGTAGTAATTTAATTGTGGAAAAGTTCTTTTTAGAAAAGGGATGTGGGCAACCAGATTATAACGAACTATTTCAGTTTAATTATCTTCCAATAAAAAATAATTTAGATTTTGCTATGAAGATGATTATGTCAATCATTCCTTTTATTGATTCAGAGACTTATGATTATTTATTTGAGATAGGTACAACTGTATCAGATAATAAAAATAATAGAAGTTATAATAGTTTTGAAGAGTTTTTATCAGGATTTCATAATGAAAATAAAATATTACGCGATTTTTTTAGTTTCGTGATTTATCATTATGGTAAGGTGTTTATGACGATAGAAGGTGAGGAGAGTTTTGTAACTCTTGATGAAAAGCTTATTAACTATGATAATCAAACATTCATTGATAGGCTAGAGTTTATTGAGAAATACTTATGATAATATGAAAAAAAACATGTCTATTGAATCAATCCTTGAAAATGGTAACAAAGCACATTTGACTAAAGAAGAGATTCGAATAAGGAAAAAGCAAGAAGAACAACTAAATAATTTAAGGACCGACAAGATAAAGCCTCCTACCTGGTTAGGTAAAGAAGCTAAGAAAATCTTTAAGAAAATAGTTTTGGAGCTCGAGGTTATCGGGCTCCTTTGTAATGTGGACATTTATACTTTAGCAGTATTGGCTGATGGTATTGAGAAGTATATCATGTGTGTTATTTCTCTGCATGGTGAGGAATTGTCAGTTGAGTATACTAATAAGGCTGGATTTACTAATTATATTGAGAATCCTGTGATTAAGACTCAGTTGAAGTACGCTGAACTTATTAGAAAGTATTCTTCTGACTTTGGATTGTCACCAGTTGCTCGTCTTAAGATCATGCATTCAACTGCTGAAGAAATGTCAGACGATGAAATTGATTTTGAAGGAGAGTTTGGTTAATGTTCAACACGATTCTAGAAGAATTGATGACATACTCTTATTCTATTATCTATGGTGAAATTGTAGCTGGTAAAAAACATATAAAAGCGTGTGAAAGATTTCTTAATGATCTCCAAAGGATGGAGACTGAGGAGTCTTTTTTATATTACTGGGATGAAGATGAAGCTAGAAAAATTGTGAAATGGTATACCTTTATGAAGCATAGTAAAGGTGTATTAGCTGGTAAGCCTATTCACTTAACAACTTATCAAAAATTTGTTATATGTAATATATATGCCTGGAAACATTTTGAGACAGGATACCGTAGATTTAGATACGGTTATGTTCAAACTGGTCGTAAGAATGCTAAGTCTCAGATGGAAGGTGGAATGGCCTCTTATGAAGCTGGAGGTCGTGGTGTTAAGGCTGCTGAAATTTATACTTTAGGTGTAGAACGAGAACAGGCTAAGATTGTGTTTGATGAAATAGATCTTATGTGTGGTCCAGTGGTCAAAAGAAGATTTAAGTTTAACCAGAAAGAGATCACTCATAGAAAAAGTAAGTCTTTTATTAAACACTTGTCTAAGAAAGCTGGTAAGACTGGTGATGGTAAGAATCCTCAATTAGCAATTATAGATGAATATCATGCTCATCCTACTAGTGAGCAATATGATGTTATGGTTTCAGGTATGATGGCTAGATCAGAACCACTTATTATGATCATTACAACTGCTGGATCAGACTTTGAAGATAAGCCATGTTATATCGAGTACAAATATTGTAGCGATATCTTAGATGGTGTTATTGATAATGATGAATACTTTGTCATGATATGCGAATTAGATAAAGATGATGATCCTAAAGATGAGTCGGTTTGGATAAAAGCTAATCCAATAGTATGTACTTATCCAGAAGGATTAGATTCATTAAGAGCAGAGTGTAAACGTGTATTTGGTTCAGGTGATGAAGAGAAGATAAGAAACTTCCTCACAAAGAACTGTAACATCTGGGTTAAGTTTGGTGAAAATAAGTTTTTGAATATTGATTACTGGCATTCATGTGTTAATGATATCAGTTTTGAGACTTTCAGAGGTGGCGATTGTTATATAGGCATGGACCTATCTAAGTCAGGAGACTTAACAAGTATCTCATTTGAGTTTCCATTCTTAGATGGTGAAGTTAGAAAGTATGCTTTCTTTAGTCATAGCTTCTTACCAATAGGAACTTTGGAAGAAAAAAAGAAAACAGATAAGATTCCATATGACTTTTGGATAAAAAGAGGATGGTTAACAGCCACTGAAGCCAATGAAGGTATGATAGTTGACTACTGGGCGATGATAAATTATATTGAAGCAGTTGTCTTAGAATATGATTTAAGAGTCATGGAGGTCTGTTTTGATGCTCATAATGCAGCTATTACTGTAGCCGAACTTGAAAGAAGGGGATATGAGTGTGTACAGATACCACAATCATGTGCAAAACTTGATGAACCTACTAGAAACTTTCAGGATCTCGTTAAAGTTGGTCAGATTGTCCATGATGGCAATAAACTTTTAGCCTGGTCAATTAACAATAGTGAAAAAGATACAAACTCATTTGGTGAAATAAAGATTTCAAAGAAATCGAGGTTTAAAAGAATAGATCCAGCTGCTACTTGTATCTTTGCACATAAAAGAGCCATGACCTATTGGGGTGGTGTTGGTAAAAAAGAAATTACAGAAGAGTATTTAGAGGAGTTGTGGGGAGGTTGATAAATGGGATTAAAAGATTGGTTTCGATTCGGTAACACCAGAAGTGTTATGGAACTTAATAAAGATGATGATGCTATATTAAAGGCATTAGGAATCTCTGAAACAAAGAATGCAAAGGAAGCAACATATTTCACTTGCCTTAGAATACTATCTGATAGTGTTTCAAAGATTTCACTAGAAGTTATTCAAAGGTCAGGCGATGGCATAAAGAAACACTGTGGCCATAAACTTGAAAGAATCATAAATTTAAAACCTAATCCTTTCATGAGTGCTAATGACTTCTGGAAGGCTGTAGAACATCAAAGAAATGAGAAGGGTAATGCAATTGTATTACCCTTTTACAATGTAAAAAATGGTGTTTTAGAGCATCTGTATCCAGTGGACTTTTCCAATGTAGAACTATGGATGGATAACAAAGGTATCCTTGGTGATGCTAATCAGTTTTACTACATCATTAAAGACAAACTTGGTAATAGGTATAAGTATCATCCGGATGATGTGCTGCACTTTAAAGGCGTAACTTATGATGGCTTGATTGGAGTGCCAGTTAAAGTTGTATTAGCGAGTTTGATAGAGGGTAACAAAGGAGCTCAAGATTATGTAAAAAACTTTATGGAAAACGGTATGTTTGGTAGTGGTGTTATTCAATATACCGCTGATCTATCAGATAACAGTGCCAAAAATTTAGCTGAGAAACTATTTGAAAAAGTAAAGTCAGTTAAAAATGCAGGTAACATCTTACCAATGCCAGTAGGATTTCAGTATCAGCCTATTAAACTTACAATGGCTGATGCACAGTTCTTAGAACTAAGTCAATTATCCATTAGACAGATTGCTGGTGCTTTTGGTATTAAGCTTCACCAGGTAAATGATTTATCGAAGTCTAGTTTTTCTTCTATTTCAGAACAGAATAGAGAATTCTATATTGATACATTGCTGGCCATCTTTAAGATGTATGAATGTGAAATGAATTATAAGTTATTTCATGATCATGAGATAGATGCTGGTTATCGTCTTAAGTTCTCTGTAGACAATATTCTTAGAGCTGATATCAAAACAAGGTATGAAGCTTATAGAATTGCAATCAATGCAGGATTTAAAACACCTAATGAGTGTAGAAAACTAGAGGGTGATCCATTATTGCCAGAAGGAGATGATCTTATCTGTAATGGCAATATGCAAAAGGTTAAGGATATAGGTGTATTTTATAAAAACAAGGAGGGCAAATCGAGTGGAAAAGAAGAAAAAGAGTGATGATTTAGAACATCGTTCAGTCATTGGCCATGTAGAAATACGAGCCGATTCAGATGAGGAAACAGATTCACGATTGTTAACCGGTTATGCAATTACTTATAATGTTCAATCTCAAGTAATGCGTGATTGGTGGGGTGATAAGTTTGTTGAAGTCATCGCAGAAGGTGCTTTTGATAAAAGCCTTCAAGATAGAGGTGTTCTAGCTTACTGGAACCATAATAAAGACATTCTACTAGGGAACACTGAGAGTGAAACACTTGTATTGGAAAGTGATTCAACGGGTGTTCGTTTTGATTTAGATCTTCCTAATAGCTCATGGGGAGATAGTGTTCTTGAAAGTGCCAGACGTAAAGATGTTAGAGGTACAAGTTTTGGTTTTAGAGTTGTAGATGATTTAATTTCTAAAATTGAGATTGATGGTGAAGAAGTCTATAAGAGAACAGTTGTTGAAGCTGAGCTTTATGAGATTAGCCCAACACCTAAACCAGCTTATGTGGATTCAGAATGTCATGTAAGAAGTATTGATGAGCTAAGAGATAATAATTTGGATATAGAGGCGAGAGCCTTAGTATTAGAACTTGAAATCATGTAAAGGAGATGTTCATGAGCAGAAAATTAAGAGAAGCACTTTCAAAAAAAGAGGAATTAAGAGGCAAAGCACTTGCTTTAGTTGAAGAAAGAAAACTTGATGAGGCAATGACTGTTAAAGATGAAATGAAAGAATTAGATAAAGAAATCAATCTTTTAAGAGATCTTGAAGATGAGGACGATGAGCATCGTTCAATGGAGCCAACTTCTGGTGCTAAAAAAATTGAAACAGGAGGTTCTGAGGAAAGATCACTTGAAGAGAGATACAACGATGTCTATCTAAAGGCATTAAGAAACAAAAGTATTTCTATGGATGAGAGAAGTACTGCTCACGAGTACGGTCAAGAGCATAGAGCTTTAACTGAAGGTACCGGCGAAGATGGTGGTGTTTTAGTTCCAGTTGATCAGCAAACAAAGATTAACGAACTTAAAAGAACTGATGATGATTTATCTCAATATGTAAATGTTGAGCCAGTAACAACTTTATCAGGTTCAAGAGTTGTTGAAAAGTTAGCAGATATGGTACCATTCCAAGATTTAGATGCAGAAGGAAATATCAAGAAAACTGATAATCCAAAGTTTAAGACTGTAGCTTATACTATCGCTCAAAAATATGGTATTTTACCAATCTCAAATACGTTAAAGAAAGCTGGAGATAAGACTTTAACTAGCTATGTAAATAAGTGGTTAGCTAAGAAGAAAAGAGCAACACATAATGCTGGTATTTTAGCAAAGTTGGCTACTCTTACTAAGAAAGCAATAACTTCATTTGATGATATTAAGAGGATTTTCAATGTTGATTTAGATCCAGCGATTACTGCTAGTTCAATTGTTCTTACGAACCAAGATGGTTTCAATCACTTAGATACAATGAAAGACACTGATGGTAAGTATATTATGCAGCCAGATCCAAAGGATGCAACTAAAATGCAAATCAAAGGACGTAGAGTTGTCATGATTTCAAACAAGGTTTTAAAGACAACTGGTACAACAACTAAGAAAGCGCCAGTAATCATTGGTGATTTAAAAGAAGCAATTACATTGTTTGATTTTGAGACTATGGAACTTCTTTCTACTAACGTTGGTGGTGATGCATTTACTAGAAATACAACTGATACAAGAGCTATTTTAGGCTTTGATACGCAAATGGTTGATGATGGTGCTGCTATTTATGGCGAAATCACATTAGCATAAGTAGGTGATGTCAATGATTACTTTAGCACAAGCTAAAGAGTTCTTACATTTGGATGTTGAGGATACTGATGAGGATGGTATCCTCAATATCATCATTGGTGCAGCTGAAGAATATCTGATAGAGGCTACTGGAAAAACATTTGAAGTATCGAATAATCGTGCAGTACTGCTTGTTATGGTTCTAGTGACTGATTGGTATGAAAACAGAGAAATGATCGGTAAACCAACTGACCAAGTGCGTAAGACTGTTACCAGCATAATATATCAGCTCAAGTATGGAGGTGATTAATGCGTGTAGGTAAGATGAAAAAGCTTGAAGTTTGGAGCAAGGTAGAAAAAGTAAACGAACTCAAAGAAAAAGATTTTGTACCAGGTAAAATCAAATCTGTGTATTTAGAAATGATACCAATGACTGGATCCGTTTCCTCTTTAGCTGGTAATACTAAAGTGAGTGGTACTACTCATAAGTTTAAAGGACGTTATATTACTTGTAAGTTTATTAAAGATGATATGTGGTTCATTAGAAATGGTATTCAATATGATATCAAGTTCATTCTTAATCCATTTGAAGCCAACAAGGAGCTTGAGTTCTTCTGTGAGGTGACATAATGGCTGATTATGATTTTAGTGATAAGGAACTGCTAAAGCTTGCAGATGATCTTGAGAAAATGTCTGAAGCAGTACCAAAACTAACTAAGAAGTTTCTGAATAAAGAAGGTACTAAGCTCAAATCTGCTGTAAAAAAACTTGCTAAGACAAGGCTAAGAGTTGACTCTGGGAACTATATGAAACACCTAAAGCGCGGTAAACCTTATCAGTACAAAGGTGTGGATTGGTCTATAAGAGTCTATAATGCTGCAAAACATGCTCATCTTCTAGAAGATGGACATGATATTCTTGCAAGAGGTAAGAAAGGCAAGAAGCAGAAAAAGGGTACAGGTAAGAAGGTAGGCTATAAGAATGGCTATCATATTCATGCTGATGCCGAGAGACGTTTTGTAAATACTTATGTAAAAGATGCTATGGATTTTCTTGATGATGTTTTAGATGAGGGAAAGTGGTAGGTGTATGAATTTAAAAGAGATTAAGGTGGCCATAAATACTTTGCTAGAAAAGAATATTCAAGCTGAAGTAATTGCTTATCGAGTTGAGGAAGATATTCCTAGACCATCTCTAAAAGTATTCTTTAGTGATATTAAGTCTTCTCCTGGTATGTGTGGTACTGCAGAAAAGAATGTGATTGTCAGGATATATTATTATCCAACGGATCCTGATGATTGCGATATAGAAATATTAGAGGTTCGAGATAAACTTTCGGACCTCTTTTCTAGTTACACCAAAATAGGTGAAGAAGTATTGAAATTTAATGAGTATGAAGATGATGCCATGGTCGATATGATCCAGGCATCTTTTGAAGTAAATTACTCAAGTACTTCTAGTGAAGAAACTGTTTATCCTAATATGGATATAATAGAGTTCGAATTGAAAGTAGGTGAATAATGGGAAAACCCGATATTTCCATTGAATTTAAGAAATTAGCACAATCGGCTATAGAAAGATCTTCAAATGGTATCGTTGTATTAATTTTAAAAGATGATACAGATACATCCTTTAATACTGTATCGTATACCCCAGCAGATGTTATAGGAGATAATATCTTTACATCTGAAAATAAAGGTTATATTCAAGATGTTTTAAAAGGTGGCGTTGCAAAAGTTATCGTATCAAGAGTTGATTTAGCTGCAGTTACTCCAGTTGTATCAGCAATTAATAATATTGGAAATGTTCAATATAACTGGATTGGTATAGCAAGCGGTTCAGCTGAAGAGCAGGCAAAACTTGTTGAAGTGATTAAGGCGAACTCAAGTGTATCTGCGGTTGTTTATAACAATGATGCAGATCATGAAAGAATTGTAAACTTTGCAAATACTCAAGTAACACCAAGAGGAAAGGCTGCAGTTGATGGTGATAAATACGTTCCGCGAGTATTAGGTTTAATTGCTGGTTGTCCGATGACTAAATCTACAACATATAGAGTGTTGGAGGATTTAGAGTCTGTAATTGAGCCAGTTGATGTTGATGCGGCAATTGATTCAGGTAAGTTTGTTTTATTTAATGACGAAGGTGTTGTAAGAGTTGCAAGAGGAGTAAATTCCCTTGTTACCTTAGGGGACACCAAGTATGAGGATATGAAAAAGATTACCATAATGGATACTCTAACAATGATTAGAAGAGATGTTTTTACAATGTTTAAAGAACATTATGTAGGTGAGTTTAAAAATAGTTATGATAATCAGTTGATATTCTTTATTTCAGCGGAAGGCTATTTCCAGCAATTATCGTTCGAAGGTATTTTAGATCCGGATTCTCCAAATGTTGTTTCGACCAACATTGAAAAACAACGATTAGAGTTGATAAAAACTAACCCTGAAGCTTCTACTTGGTCAGAGAAGCAAATCAAAGATAACCCAGTTGGCTCAAAGGTATTTCCTAAAACAATTATTAGGGTAAATGATGCAATGGAAGATCTCGAGTTCGAGATTTTTAATTAAGCGAGGTGATAAGAAATGAAAACAGATATCGCTAATAAGATTATGAATGGTACCTTTGGTACTGTCTGGGTGAACAATGAGAAATGGCAGGACATAAAAGCTTTTGAAGCAAAAGCAACTGCTGAGTATGAAGATGTGAATGTTCAAGGTGTTCTTGGTAAAGGCAGAAAGTATATTGGCTTTGAAGGTGCTGGTAGTATTACGACTCATAAAGTTTATTCTAGAGGAGCTAAAATAATTGGTGATGCTTTTAAAACTGGTATCATGCCTGATATAAAAATTATCTCTAAACTAGATGATCCAGCTGCTTTTGGAGCTGAACGAGTTGTTTATTATGGTGTTACTTTTGATGAGATTACATTATCTAAGTTTGAAGGTAAGACACCAGGCGAAGAAGAGCTACCATTTAAGTTTGTAGATTTTGAGTTTAAAGATTTAGTATAAGACCAGAATACCTGGTCTTTTTTCATAGGGAGGAATCATGGGAGAGTCAAAAGTGAATAAAGTATTAACCCTTCAGCAAATAATTGCAAAGAAGAGTCAGAGAGATCAAGCAGTTTTAGAGTACAAGAGTTTGTATTTAGAATCATTAGATGGAGAATTAGTTGCTAAAAAGCCTGATAGAGAAACTGCAATTGAGTATTTAGATGAAATGACAAGAAGTACAGAGAGCGAGTCAGTTAAAGACATCTATAAGATATGTAAAACTGCAATTTATGATTGTATAAAAACATTAAGAGAAGAAGAACTTCATAAAGCTTATGAATGTGTTTCGCCAGATGAGATAGTAGACAAATTATTTGAAATTGAAGAAGTAATTGATTTGGGTACAAAAATCATTGATTGGAATGAGAAAAATGTTGATCAAGCAAAAGCTGAACTTCAAAGAGAGGTTGAGGAAGATATAAAAAACTAATTGCCTCCGATGTGGAGGCTAACATGATTAGTTTTTATTTGCTTAAGGGAATCTCTCATGAAACCTTAATTAAGTTAACTCCTTATGAAAAAGCATTTTATCGTGTAACGATGAATAACTATATTGAACAGATGAACTCGTTAATGGATAAGTAGAGGAGAGTATATGTCTAAGAAAGTAGTCCAAACGGTACTGCAATTGAAAGATAAATTTTCTCAACCTATTTTAAAATCATCAAAGAATACCAGGTCTTTTCAAAGACAAGTAAAGAAAACTAAAAATAGTATCAAAAAATTCAAGAATGGCGCAGTTAGCGACTTTAAATCAGTCGCTAAAAGCGCCATTGGTCTTGGTGCTGCATATGTTGGATTTAATGCAATGAAAACTGGTCTATCAGACTGTGTAACAGAAGCTAAAAACATGATTGAAGCTGAGACTAAATTAACTGCGGTATTTAAAGCTACTGGAAAGGCAACCGCAGAAGAAGTTGCAGCCTTATCTGCACATTCAGATGCACTTGAGAAGCAAGGTGTTATTGGTGCAGATGTTACTACATCTTTTCAGCAACAGTTGGCTACATATAATTTAACTGCTGAGAGTGTTAAGGCATTATCTGAGGGTTCTTTAGATCTAATTGCTCAGATGAAAGGTGCCAATGCAGCTCAAGCTGATGGTGTCAATGTTGGTAATATGCTTGGTAAAGTAATGTCAGGTCAACTGGGTGCATTATCCCGTGCTGGTATTTCTTTTGATGAAGCGCAGGAAAAAGTTTTGAAGTATGGTACAGAGCAGGAAAAAGTCGCCACACTTGCAAAAGTTCTTGAGCAGAATGTGGGTGGTGTTAACAAATCACTCTTAGAGACTGATGATGGTAAGATTGTTGCAATGAATCATAAGTTTGGTGCTTATAAAGAAATGATAGGTAGAAAGATTTTACCTTTACAAGCAAAGTTTTCATCATGGTTTGCTACAAAAATTCCAGCAATCGAAGCTATTACTTTAAAGTTGTTTAATGCTGCAGAAAAAGCAGTTGAGAAACTTGTGCCGCAGATTAGAAAACTATGGGCTTGGTTAAAAAAGGCATTTAAATCTGATGCTATGAAGACTTTTAATAAAATTCTTTTAAAAGTCAAAGAAATCATTTTGAAAGTAGCAAAATCAGCTTATGAGATGGCGAAGTATTTCATAGAAAACTGGAGAAAATTTGAACCAATTATCTATGGTATTGTTGGAGCTTTTGCAGCATATAAGGCGATTATGCTTGTATCTAAAACTGTGATGGTAGCTGTTAAGATTGCACAACTTGCAATTAATGTAGCTATGGGAGCTAATCCAATTGGGTTAGTAATTATAGCCATTGGCGCATTAATCGCTATAGGTGTCGCACTGTACAGAAATTGGGACACAATCAAACTTAAAGTTGCTGAATTATGGGATAAGTTCAAGGGCTTTATTGCAGATATATCTGATAAGTTCCCTTTATTAGGCATCGTCATAGAAAACACCATAGAAAAGTGGAAAGGCATCTTTGAGGGGGTGAAAACCACCTTCCAAGGTATTGTTGATTTTGTCGCAGGAGTATTTACTGGTGATTGGGAAAGGGCATGGGAAGGTGTTAAGAATATCTTTAAAGGGATATTTGATACATTCTATGCGATAGCAAAGACACCTATTAATGGTGTCATTGATTTGATGAATCTTTTAATCGAGAAATTGAATGGTTTTAGCTTTGAAGTGCCTGATTGGTTTGGTGGTGATATAGGAGGAAAGAGTGTAGGCTTTAGTATTCCTAAAATTCCTAGACTAGCACTTGGTACCACTTTTTCAAAAGGTGGACTCACTGAGATTCATGACGGCGCTCATGGTGGCGAGATTGTAGATCTCCCTAATGGTTCTCGAGTAATACCAGCTGATAAGAGTAAAAAAATAGTTGAGAAATCTGGTGGCATTACGGTTTATGTCACTATAGAAGGCAATGTCATTGGCAATGAACAGTTTGTTAATGATGTTGGTAATAAGGTCGCTAAGAAGATAAAAGAAGCGATAGACAATGTATAAGTGGGGGCAACCCCACTTTTTAAGTAGGTGATAATATGATTATTCTTTCAATAAACAATAATGAAGAGAGTATAACACTTCCTATTCATCCACTAGGAGTAGGACCGAGTAGAACAAAAACACCAATAGAGTTTAAGACATTTAAAAATGGCACTATCTTAATAGATAAGAAAGGGGAATTGAGAACACTATCAATTGAAAGTATGTTTCCTGAAACTGCGGGTAAGTATCCATTTCAAGAGAATAACTCATTAGATGCTACTGAATATGTTGAAAAATTAAATAAGTGGTTTGATATAGGTATTCCGCTTAGAATCAAGATATTTAATAAGGGATTAATGACTCTCAATATGTCGTGTACAATTACAGATTTCACTGCAGTACCGGACAAAGTGAATGATATTAATTATACACTTGGAATCAAAGAATTTCCTGTAGGTTTCTAGATGAATTTTAGTTTGAACATAATCAAGGATGACAATATGATAGATATTTCAAATCAATCCGGTAATCTATCATGGTCCTATCAATTTCAAACATTAGGTGTGAATCTCACCTTTGATTTTGCAAATGTTAATAGCAATAAAGTTGTACCTGGTTCGATTGTGATTTTAAAAGACGAAGCAGATCAAGAAGTTATATTTATCGGAATCGTTGTTACAAGCTCAAGAAAAGGAGTAATATATTCCTTTTCAGCATATGATTTTGCGTGGTACTTGAATAAGTCAGATATCATTATTCAGTTTAATAAAACCAATGCTACAACTGCCATTGAGCAACTGTTAAAAAAGTTAGGCATCGAAGCTGGTGACATTCCCTACATGAAAACATTAATTACAAAAATCTATATAGATGCTAAGCCTAGCGAGATTCTATATGACATCATAGATCAAGTGTTTTTAGAAACAGGCAGTAAGTATTTCTTTGAGATGAATGGTTCAAAGTTAGATGTAAAAGAAGTTGGATCAGAGATTATAGATGCATCGTTTAAGCTTGCTGATAATCTTGCTCCAGTTAAAATCGAAGATGTTATTGGAGAAGATTTTACATTTAATGAGTCTATAGATAACATGAAAAATTCTATTATTGTGGTATCCAGTGAGTCTGATTATATCAGAATACTTGAGTCTGTTAAGGATGATGAATCAATTCATAGATATGGACTTCTTCAGGAAGTAATTAAAGTAGATCAAAAAAATGAAGCTCAATCGAGAAACATTGCACTCAATACTTTAAAGGAATTAAACAAGGTAATGACCTCAACGAGCATACCTACTTTAGGTCATAAAGACTTAAAGCATTATAGGAAGCTGAGAATCAATTCTTCGGAAGCTGGTTTAGTAGGAGAGTATTTAATATTGTCCGCTTCGCATACATACTCTGAGGATACATATATGGCTACTATTGCAGTGGAGGTGATGTGATGGATTCAATTATAGACTTGGCTAAAGAATTTAGAAAAAGAGATCCTAAAAAGATTCTTGGCCCAATAGTAGGAAGAGTTTTATCTCCACTTCCTGATTTACAAGTTTCAATATTATCAGACCAAGTTGTTTTATCTGCAGATAAATTATATATCACAGAGAAACTTTACAAAGATACTGAAACAGTCTTTTTAAACGGTGATTTGATACTTGATGATATTACAAAGTCTGTTAATGGTGAATTAACCATGACTAAAGAGATCCTAAAAAAAGATGAAAAAGTTATGCTCGTTCCTACAGAAAACGGACAAGAATTTTTCATAATTGATAAAGTAAGAAAGGCAAAATGATGTTACCAATTGTACCTAATGTTAAAACTGAAAAGAAAAGCGTTTCTGATCAGAAAGGAATTGTATATAAATTTGATTTTAAATTGGGTTCTTATGTTTTGGAAGAAGGACAATTAGTAGAGCTAACCTCAGTAGAAGATCAAGTAAAACAGTGGTTACAATTCTTCATTAATACTGATTTAAATATTTATCCAATATACAAAGGTTTAGACTATGGTTTAAATCTTAAAAAATATATTGGACACAAGACTATACCACTTGGTCTAATAGCTTCAGAGATTTCCGATCAATTAGAATTAGGAATTAAATTGAATGATGGTATCAAAGAAGTTATAAGCGTTAGAGCAACAAAAGAAAATGAAGTTTTGAAACTATCTATAAATGTTAAAATTTCAAATGATGAAATTGTGGAGGTGATTCTATAATGTCTGAGACTGTGTTAAATGAACTGCTTGGAGGTATGTCTGATAAGTATGATAAAAGACCAGGACACCTGGTAAATGATTTTATGGCTGCGGTGGCAAATGCAGTTGAAAAAAGAGACAAAAAGATTGATGTTGTAGAATCAAAATTAGATGTAAGAAATCTTAAGGACGAAGAGTTAGATCTTTATATAACACAAAATAGTGACAAGACTAGACATCTAGCAACATATGCTTCTGTGATTGTAATCATTGTCGGTAATTGCAATTTTGTTAAAGGTGATATTGCAGAAACATCTTCAGGTATTCAATTTGAGTTTGTTGAGAGTATCGATGTTGTTGATACTGCAGAAACAACTTTAAAAGCAGTGATACCTGGTTCAAGTGGAAATGTTAGAGCAAATACAATTACTCAATTGCCTGTTACAGTTCAAGGCTTAACAAGCATTAATAATCCTTTAGATGCACAAGGTGGATATGATAAGGAAGAAGATCAACATTATCTAGAAAGATTCTTAGAAAGTGAACAGGTCGAGGAAACTCAAGGAAACAAAGCTCAACACAAATCTTGGGCGAAATCTATACAAGGTGTTGGTGATGCAAAAGTATTTCCTCTTCAAAATGCTGAAAGTGTAACAACTGAAAATAGTGTTTTAACTGTCATAGTTGATAGTAACATACTACCAGCTTCGGTAGAGCTGATTAATACTGTACAAGAGATTATTAATCCACTATCAGAAAATGGTCATGGCTCCGGCCTTGCACCTTTGGGATGTTATGCCTATATAAAGAGCGCTGATGCATTAAATCTGAATATAACCTTTGTTGGAGTGTTAGCTCAAGGGGCAATTAATGAATCCGTTAAAACAAGCGTTTCGTTAAAGATTAAAGAATATTTGAAAGATGTCTATAAGAATAACAAGACAATCTCTTTTGCCAAAATGGGCGTGGCAATTTTAGCTGCAGATGGTCTTGAAGATTATACAAATCTTATGATTAATGGAAGTACTGAAAATATTCTTGTTCCTGATAAATCAGTAGCAGTGTTAGAGAGTGTGGTGATTTCATGACAGATACGCTTTTAGTGATGTTAAGTGAAATTCCTCCAATTATGAGAAGTGATATTTTACTAAATGAGTTATATAAATCAATAGATCAAGTTTTAAGTACCTTAGATTCAAGAATTGATGTTGTCTTTAATGAAAGATTTGTGGATCATGCTACTGGACTTGGATTAGTATATCTTGAAGAGCGATTAGGAATAACAACTGATTTAAACAAACCATTGGTTCAAAGGAGATCACTTATAAAAGCTAGGTTGAAGGTTAAAGGAAAAATTAATCTAGCTAAGATAGATAATATTTGTGATTCATGGATTAATGGCCAAGTAGATACATCGATATCGGGCAATACGATAAATGTTAAATTTGTAAGTGTTGGTGGTATTCCTCAAGGAGTTTCGGATTTAGAAAAAACCCTTCTAGAGATTATACCATCACATCTTAAAATAAACTGGCAATACTCGTTTATGACTTGGGATATGTTTGAATCTCATAATTGGACATATGATGAGTTTGAATCTCAAAATCTAAATTGGGATGAACTAGAGAAGTTTGTTTCATAGAAAGGATGTGAATAATGGGAAGTACAAATAAAACTACCAAGATTGGATTAAATCAATATATTGGTTCTGATTATCCCAAACGAGAAGATTATAATCTTGATATGAGTATAATCGATGCAGTTTTAAAGCAGTTAGATGAACCGATTATACCAATCTATAATGGGCGAGAGTTAATTATTACTGCTAGCTCTGTACTTAAAACAATAAAGTTGAAGATTGATCAAAATGTAACTGGTGGAGCAATCACTATAAAGAAAAATGGTGAGGTTGCAAAATCTTTGTTATTACCAAACGGTGATCCAGTCATAGAGTTGTTAATTGAAACAACTTTTTATCTAGTTGTTGAGGAAACCGAGGCTTTTATCTTAGCCCCTACAGGGGCTAAATTAATTGGGAATGCTCCACCTCAATATGTATTGTCGGGATATGGCTACATGAATGCTGAAGGTGAACAGGTTGGTACAATGTCTAATAAGACAGGAACAGTTGTTCAAGGCACTTGGGTTAATGGGGACAGAAATAATGAAGTAGAAGTATTCGTACCCACTGGATTTTATCCAGGAGGGGAACAGAACCTAACAATGTTAGAAGTAAATTTAATATCTGCCAATATCAAAGCAGGGGCTAAAATATTTAACGTAGTAGGAAAGTCTACTGTTGTGGATACAGAAGATGGATTTATAGATAATACTAGCAGAATTGTATCTGGCTTTGCTGGATATGCAGATGGCGTTAGGTATCAAGGGACGCTTAAAAATAATTGGGACGGTGACCATCCAGCTTCCACGCTAGTCAGCAGTGGAAATCACGTGTATTTAACCATACCGGAAAATGCTAGGTATTCACCTTCAGCTAGAATAAGGGGTTATGATGCTGACTTTGACGCAGCAAACATCAAAGACAAAGTTAGTATATTTGGAAAGACTGGTACTTTCACATCAGATGCAGACGCGGATGGTGGTAGTATTATGGCTGGAAAAACCGCGTATGTTAAGGGGGCTAAAGTCACTGGTACTATGCTAAAGAGAGTAAGCGGTGATTATGCGGCAGATTACGTCGCAAAAGTAGGTAACACATTGAAATTAGGTATACCGGACTCGGGTTACTATAATGATGCTGTTAGAATACAAGCTGTTGATAATGATTGGATTGAATCTAATATAAAAAAAGATGTTAACATATTCGGCAAGCTAGGGACATACAATCCTAGTCATATAGAGTCTGTTCAATTTATGAATGAACAAGCAGTTTCATCCCCAACTTATCGCTTGAAAAATATACCTGTACCAGTTGACCCTACACGGTCAATTGTTGAAGCTACTTGGAGGTCAGCCGCAAATGGCACTGCATTTGTAAACGGAATTACTTCTACTGTTTCGTTTCATGATATGGTAGGTGATAAAGTTTCATGTCATTATTTATATAATGAATCAGAGTACCCCATCTTTGATATAACGGTTACTCAATATAGAGCAGATGCAGTAAGGCGTAAGCAAGATAAAGAAGTCACTTTTTCTGCGGGAGAAACTAATAAAGTTAATAAACAATTTACGATACCAATTACAGCTTTATATGATATTGAAAAAACAAAGTTAGTATTAACTTGGAGATTGTCAGATGGCTCAGCATATACAGTAGGTTTAACTCAAATGAAGTATCATTTAACCACTAATAGTATTATTGTCAATGTGGGTTCAACTGGTGGGTCGACTTTAGATGAGTACATATTTAATGTTCAAATAGTTGAATTTTGGTAGAAAGGAAAGTGTGATACGAATATGAAAAGAATAATAACAGTAAATGAATATGGTAAAGTTATTTCAATTGAGTATACTGCTGATGAGAGTTTTGAGTTAACAAGTAATCAGTTCATTTGTGATATAGCAAAGATAGGTCAATTAAGAACTCAAGATGGTAATTATGAGAATGACCCGAAAGCCGAGATAGTGAATAAGTTCGGAAGAGCATTTCGTAATAAAAAAGAAGCATATGAAGAATTTATAGAAGCAGAAAAAATGCTTGGCGTTGATAGTGCAGAAGCTGTGGCAGCTAAAGAAGCATATTTGAGAATCTCGACAACGAATCCGGATAAAAGTAGATATGAGCTAGAACAAGAAGTTAAAACTACACCAAGTAAAATTAATGAAGCCAAAGATGAATTGATGCTTGAATTGATTGAAGGAGGTTTAATTTAGTGAAAAGTTATGTTGAATCATTTAAAAGGTTATATAGATCAAAAAGGATTAATAAGAGCTTCTTAGACGCAAAGTTAAATGAAAAGAAAATAACTCAAGAAGAATATGACTACATCATTTTATAATGGTGTATTTTTTTATTTAAGGTGGTGAACATGACAATAGAAGTTGCTTTAGTAATTTCGGTTATATCAGTTATGTTTGGTGTTTATCAAGGTCTTTCAAATTTAAAAAGAAATGAAAAGGCAGATACTAAAAGGGATGCATCTCAGTTAACAACAGTTATTGTGAAACTTGAGAGCATAAGCACCGGTATAACAAGAATCGAAAATGAGATGTCTAGTATTAAAGAAGATGTCAAAGAAGATCATGAGCGATTGGTGAGGGTTGAAGAATCTTCGAAACAGGCTCATAAAAGGTTAAACGAGTTGGAAAAAAGATTGCAAGGAGCAAGTTTTGAGGAGGTGACAAAATGATTAAACCATTAACGATTATAGATGGTATTATCCAGGATAAGTCGATAGACGGGATTCCTATCAAAGTACAAATAGTTAATCCTAGAGGTCTAAGAAATGTTAGGACGTTGATTCCTATGGATGATCCTATTGGTGGGACAATTCACAATACTGGAAATAGTGCTGTATCTGCAGGTGATGAGATGCACGCTGACTGGCTTCAAAATGTAGAGAATGCAGATAGACTTTATATATCACCACATATATTCGTTGATCATGATTCAATTACATTAGTTATTCCACTTAATGAAGTTGGTTATCATGCCGGTGATGGTAAAGGTGATGGTAACTATAGAACAATTGGTATTGAGATTTGTGAGAACATCAATATTGAAAAAGCTGAAGAAAATGCTAAGAAATTATGTGCAGCATTAATGATGACATTTAAGAATTTTAAGCTATTCAAACATCAAGATTGGTCGGGTAAATATTGTCCTCATATCATTCTTGATAGAAAGATTGGGTGGACTAGTTTTGTTAATGATGTAATGAGTTATGTAGAAAATGAACTGATTAAACTGGTTTATACTCCTGATCAAAAGGAAAATATAATCATTTCGACATCAAAGCCTATGTCAATTGATGATCTTATTAAAGCTTTAGAAAGAAATCAAATAGAAGCTTTAGAACCAAAAGTATATACAATTGCAGAATTACAAGAAACTCTGTATTACTTAGGTTATGATTGTGGTCCATTTGATAATTCTAAAGGACCAACAACTACTGCAGGCTTTAAAGCTTTTCAAAGACTTAATAGTTTAGATGATACTGGTAATATGGATCCAGAATCTATAAGAATCATGGAAGAGTTAAAGACTTCTGATTCAGAGTATAAAACATACTGGTTTAATGGTAGTGAGATTCATGTATTCTATGGCGACTTAGATAAATACGAACCTCATTTGAATCTAGGTCAATATGGTAAATATGAAGTTTTATCTGAATTAGATAATGAATATGTTGCAGCCATCAACGGACAATTCTTTGGTGGTGGACGAGAAGGCCTTGGCTTGTTAATAGCTAACGGTCTTTATTATTATGCTGGACATCATGAGAAGTTTGCAAACTGGATCCAAAACAAAGATGGCACTACTGAGATTAGAGATGTAGATAAATCTGAATATTGGAAGCTACAGTACAATGCTCATTTCGCTATTGGGACATCATGGCCATTAATCATAGAGGGTGAGTATGTAGATATAGTAGATTCTAGTATCAGTCATTTTGATGAAAGACATCCTAGATCAATATTAGCTCATTCTATGACTCATAATACTTTATGTTTGATAGCCATCGATGGAAGAAGAAGAGATTCGATAGGAATGACTGCAAATGAAACTCAAGAAGCGTTAATGTTCATTACAGAAATAACAGAA